CGCGTCCAGAACACTTTTCTCTTTGCTTCATACAGCAATAACTTGCTTAACAACACCTTTGTAGCATAGCGGCATGTACCACCACGGTTGCTTCTTAGGTTTTGCTAATGTGTATTCCCATTCTGTTTGATTATGGGGACTAATCCAGGTGTTATGGAAGCCAATCCACGTACGACTTTTATGCCAACGTATTTTGCCGCCCCACCTAAACTTCATCCATAATACCCAAACTAAACAGTTACACATAAACTCTATCACTCATAAGGCTTTAAAAAATCGTCGCCTTGTGAATCCTCTTCAAACTTACTCCAGTCATAAGTTGCTACCTTATAAATCCAATAGGCATGTACGCCGACAACTAAAATTACCAGTAGCAAATTTGACATGTTTCTATTGTATACTTATTTTTCGTTGCTGTCAATATGGTGAGTACTACGCATTTTATCCGAAGCGTATGTTGTAAACAGACTTGGGAATACTCCGTGGACCAATAACGCTAAAGCCATGGTCCATGCGAACCACAAATGTTCAAAGTATCCCATACCTACTTCTTTTAAATGTTTCATTAAATGAACCTTAATAAGCCAAAAACTGATCCGTTACGATTACTGTATGCAAGATAGTTAACATGCGGATCTTCATAATTAATACTAGAACCAAACCAGGCTGCATTTCTATCAGCTTCGCTTACTTCTACCCATGCACCAGTGCCATCGTTTGCAACAGTGTCTGGCACCCAACGTTGTGTAACGCAGGTTACAAGATTGTACCACCATACATCACTAGTCGGAGCAGTAGGTTCAGTTTCACCTGTGTATACTCGTTGTTCGGCTGCAAAGTAAATTGTTGTTCCTGTCGGATATGCAGACTTACGCTCTAATGCATACGTATCGTTAAACGCTCCATTGGCATCTTCTAGCAACTCGTAAGTTTCTAATCGTGCAAGACCATTGTTGAACAACACAACATTACCATAACTATCTAATCTTGGTTTTAAGTTTGCGTCAACATAACAGATAAAAAATTCTTCTGCTACGCTGTTGCCTGTAATTTCTAAACTTGGAATACTAAATGTATGGTTGTATCCGCGATGCAACTCAATGATAGGATTTGCATCTAAGTAAACATCTTTGCGACCGTTGATAATTTGCTCGCTTTGTACTCCAACAACTGCCCAACACTGTCTATCAGCGATCCATTGGATATTGAATGCTGTTGTCGGAGGATTAGGCTCGGCGTCGGCTGCAGGATTACCACCTACTTCGCTTGCAGTACCGGTTATTATATTTGACGTGTATCCTACTAACTTGCCGCAATAGTCATAGATAGGTTCTTCCTGAGCAAAATACGGATCCTGTGGCGTTAGTGCATTTACTGCCATCGCATAAACTTCTGGCCCTAGCATAGGTAACCAAATGTTTGTATTTTGTATACCGTCTGCCTTGACAGGATAGCTACCAGTTTGTCCAACGCTTGCTACAAGTTGTTGTGCAGTAGCGGCAGCACTTTTAAAGTTAGGTGCGTCTGGTGGAGGATATGGTGGATTCCATTCCACTGCCGGAGGTCCTGCAAGAGTTGGTCCTCCGCCTGCAACATAAGGAGCACCAGTTGTTAGATCGTGTTTATGTCTAAAGTCTGGGAACAGTTGTCTGTTAATAGATTTGTTAAGTGCTTTCTGCACACCTTTTAGTCGTTTTGTTAGTGCATCTAGTTGCTGACCAGGAATCTTTCCTAGGTTACCAACGTGCTTGCTTAAACTTCCTAAAATACTATCTGGATTGTAGCCACCACCTGGGCCAAACCCGCCATCGCCACTTAAACACATTGTTGGCTTTGCAAGTCGACCAAGGTCTTTAATGATAGCATTTAGTTCTCTGTGTTCTGCGTCGATGACTTGTGCAATAACATCTGGGATCTTAGGTGCTTTTAGAGGAATCTTACATAACCCGTCTAGTGCTAATAAACTTTGTACTTCGGCAATGGCAGCATTAACTCGAGCAAGTGTCTCTGGAATGCCGGATAATTTTTCGGCTGCTTTTAATTCTGCCATTACATCGTCGACTGCTGATTTTAAATCGCCAAGGCCTGCAAGGCCTGCTTCATCGGCAATTTTGTTTAAGTCTGCTGTAATGCATAGTAGCGGACCTTTAAGCATATTATTAATGCCACCAAATAAGATCGCGCAAATAATATCCTTAATTGGTTTATTAAGAATGCCTTTGGTTGTTACCTTTACGCCGGGTATAACTGGAATATCTGCCATAGTTGTTTACTTATAGTTTCTCTAATCTGCGGTGTAACTCTCTACGTAATACTACATCGTTGCGACTATAACGCAACAACATACCAAGCAAAATTCCGATAGTGTAGATTCTGCCTCGCTGACGAATAGTTTCAAGTGCAAACTTGTACCATAACTGCTTAAGATCGTCAGTTGCATTAAATTTCATATTATGCCCATTTTAGGTCAGGCGGTAAACCTGTGCCTGCTTTGCCACCTACTTGTTGGTAAGGGGCGGCTCCTGTTCTTGCAACTAAAACTGCAACGCTAGGTACGCTGTTACCTCCATGTGCTACATGTACCCAACGACCTTCAAAGATTATCTGACTAAAAGAACTGCTCATGTTCTTACCAATGTGTTTGAATAACTTCTTAGCGTTTTCAGTGACATCACCTTGTCCTAAAATTTGAATATCTGCGGCACGGCCACATGGGTGATCGCCGATACTTTTTTTAGCGCCAAGGGACTTATCAAATGCAGGAGTCCTGTACCCAGAACTTAATGTTATTTTGAATCCTGCATCGACGATTGGATCTAATACGTTCTGACAAAGTTTTTGCCAGTTACATGCAATCTGTGTTGCTGTTAGATTTGCTTCTGGATTTGCAACTGGCTTATATTTCATGTGGGAATATTTAAAGTATTTGCTACATGGCTTGTCCCACATCGAATCATTATAATCGCCGCAGCCTTCTGGAGGAGTTGGATTTTCTACAGGTGGCGGGGGTTGTTGGCCTTCTCCGGCACCACTGCCCATAGTAGTCGCCATGTCCTCTTTTGCGGCAGCGTGGCCTTCTGGGGTGTCGTCGTAGTAAACGACACCACTTTCTGTTGTTCGTCTTGCTGTTTTTGCTGGTGCTTTTTGCTCACACATAAAAGAAATCTCCCATGTATTTATGGGAGATTTACTTATTTTATGGTCCTACAAAAACATCCGGGCTACCGTCTGCCCTACTGTCCCCACATTCGTCTTCGTCTCCTTGTCGATTTACCGGAATACCGTTAATAAACACAGTAGGACTACCATTTGCTGTGTAGGTAGGGAGATGTATACCATGACCGTTTACAACACTTCCGTCAATGGCTGCTGGCAGATTATTGACAAAAACTGTGGTTTGTGCAACTTCAGCAATGTCACCACCGTCGTCGTTTACGTCACCTAGTCTATGTACTGGCTTGGTCATTAGATACGCATTCCTGCGGGTGCAAGCTGAATTCCGCTCATTGCCGAAGTGTATTGATCTGCTAGCTCTTTATCTGTATCTGCTACACATACTACAAGCGCACGATTGATTTTTAAATTTCGTGTGTTGCCTGGATTTACTGTCATTAGGTATGGTGTAAGTGCAGGCCCTCCTTTTGGGCCAACGCTTAGTGTTACTGGGCGATCAATGGTGTACGAAGATGCATCTTCGGTTTTGTAAGTGCCAATCAGTTCTTCGCCTGAGCTCATTTTTAGTGTAACAACGTCGCCGTCTTTTTTAACATCAATTAACATATTTTCCTTTTATAGTGCTGGTAATTCATCGTAGTTAATAGCGTCACTCATAACGCCAATAACATAGTTAGTGCTTTCGTTCTCTTGTAGTGCAGTCTGTTTTTTACTTGTATCGCTGTGTTTATTGAACCAAGGAATTGGAGTAGTCTTTGGAGCATGCTCTAGATACTTAATACCAATAGCCTTTAGTGCATCAGCGGCAGTATAGTCCATAAAGTCTTTTAGAATGTTAGCGTTAAGGCCAATAACAGGACCTTTCTTGAACAGGTAGTCTGCCCAGGCTTTTTCTTCACGGATAACATCCATGTACATAGCATAGACTTCTTCCTTACATTCTTGTGCTACTCGAGCAAAACGTGGATCTTCCTTAACAACTTGGTTGATCAAGAAAGCAGTCCAACCTTTGTGTAGTAACTCGTCTTGCAAAATTAAACTGATAATGTTGCCGTTACCAATAAAGATTTTGTTCTCTACCATTGCTAGACTTGTGGCAAATGATACCATAAAACGGAATGCTTCTAGGGCATAGCTAGCGTGTAGTGCTAGATAAATTGCCTTAACGTAATCGTGCTCAACAACATCTCCGCCGACTTCTTTAAGGCAGTTAATTTTGTGTAGGGCATCGTAATACTTGCCAACACTCGAAGCCATGTCAACAATCTCTTGTGTGTCATGAATAGTGTTGAACACTTCCTTTGGCACGTTGTAGATGTTACGAATGATGTGGCTGTATGAACGACTATGAATGTTAGTTTCAAAGAATGTCCAGTTGTAGACCAGGGCTTCTAGTTCTGGTAGGCTCACGACCGGAGTAAAGATTTGACTTGGGCCACGGCCTTGTAAGCTGTCAAGGGCTGTCTGACGCAGTAGATTACTCGTAAAGATATGCTTTACTGCATCACTAGCATCTTTGAAGTCTTGTGCATCTTTGGTTAAACTGATTTCTTCTGGTACCCAAAAGAAGCCACGTGCTGTTTTTTCAAAGTCAGCAATCTTGTTGTACTTGACTTCTTCAAATCGTTGAATAGTAACTGGGCCTGCTGGGTCCAGAAACATTTTACGATTTAGGTAATCTGTCTTTGTGGTTAAGTTATATTGTTGTTGACTCATAGTTTACATGCCTCGCAATCTTCGTCGATAAATTCTTCTACGGCAGGTGCAGTTGCAAGTGGTTGTGCTTCTTCTTGCATCTTTGCACCGGCCTTGTTGATTAATGAATAATAAAATGTTTTAATGCCCCACATGTGCGCTTGCATCAAGTTTTTAGCAATCAGTGTAGTTGGCACCTTACGCTCAGGGAAGTGTGCAGGATTATAGAACGTGTTAGTTGAAATACTTTGATCAACATACGCTTGTAAAACTGCTGCCGTCTTTAAGTAAGGCAAGCAATCTTTCTGCTCCCACATTAACTGATACTTGTTCTTTAGTTTGTGATATTCAGGAACAACTTGTGTAAATGACCCGGCTTTTGATTCTTTAGTACTAATCAAGCTCATTGGCATTTCAATGCCGTTCGTGCTGTTAATAACAACACTGCTAGATTCAACTGGTGCAATTGCCATTTGCGTAGCATTGCGTACACCGTACTGTTTCATTTGAGCACGTAGGCTTTCCCAATCTAATTCAGGTGTAAAGTCTGCTAGTTCATTAATACCATTGGCACGATGTTCCCATGGGAATGTGCCTTGACCGTAACGTGTGCGATCACTGTCTAGACACTTGCCACGTTCTTTTGCTAGCTCAACGCTGGCTTCAGTTAGGTAGTATGCTTGATGTTCCATCCAGCTCTTAACATCTTGTAGCGCATCTTTGTCACCATACTGATAGCCACGCTTGGCGTGCCAGTAAGCTAGGTTAGTAACACCGATACCTAGAGGACGAATTTCATCATTGGATAGCTTAGACTGAATGCTTAAGAAATCTTGATAGTCCAGAATATTATTAAGACTGCGGTTAAGAATACGACAAGCGCGACGCATATCTTCAGGGTTTCGGAAAGCACCCCAGTTGATCGATCCAAGAGTACACAAAGCGATGCGGCCAGCATCATCATCGAGACGCTTAAAGGGCCTAGTAGGTAAAAGTATTTCACAGCATAAGTTTGACTGATAGATAGTGTGGTATTCTGGATCGAACGGACCTTGATTCATTACGTTGTCAATGAATACAAGATAGATGCGTCCAGTATCAGTACGCTCCTTTAGTATACCACCTTTGAATACTTCTTCTGCACTCATTACCTTCTTGCGAAGGCCACGTTGCTTTTCATATTTTACGTAGAGTTCTTCAAACAAGGCGGTGTTTGAGTAAAACGCTTCGTACAAATCAGGCACTTCATTTGGGTCGAAAAAGGTGATGTTTTCCTTGTTTTTAAATCGTCTCCAGAAGAAAGCGGACAAGACAACTCCGTAGTCCATGTGTCTAACACGAGTTTCTTCAGTACCTTGGTTATTTTTAAGAACAATAAGATCATCAAACTGATGATGCCAAATTGGATAGAATACGGTAGCTGATGCATTACGAATGCCTCCTTGACTGCAACTACGTAGATCGCCAAACCACTTCTTTA